AATTAGCTCAATACCTGTTCTATCTTTCGATTTTTGCATCCAGATTTCAATTCTTTTTTCGAAGGAGTTTCTCATTATATCTTCCTTCCAAGATTTCTTCTCCATTCCCAATAGTCACCTCGTTCTGGAATAATGAATGGGAGAAACTGTTCATATCTCGTTCCATAGGTTGCCAACGTGAGCATGTTTCGAATGTATTCTTTTGACCATCCAATTTTAGTTGCTGCTTTTATGGTCTTAGTAAGTTCCTCATTAAAAGATTCTTCTCCTATCATATCATAGATATTTATCAAGTCCCTGATATGCTGAATAATCTCTCCCATTTCATGGATATTGACCTGACAAGCTAATTCGTTTCCCATAATCTAACTCCATACTATTTCGTTTTTCGTTTCCAAACACTTTAGGTTCCTTTCATAAGTAATTATACTTTCAATCATATAAAAGTGGTTGAGATTTTTTTAGTGAAGTTTTATATTTTTGAATATATTCCATTACAGAATCTACTAATCTTTTTCTAGAAGATCGATTGTTCAGTATTGTTGCATCTACTGAATCTTTCATAACCAAATCAATGAATAAGCACTTTTTCGTCTGGCCAGCTCGATAGATTCTTCCCATACATTGTTCTCGTATCATTGGTGAAGCTATTGGGGAGAAAAAGATCATTAGATTGGATATAGAAGCATCAAAACCCTCTCTGGCACAAGATGGATGGGCTAAGAGAATCTTAATTTTTGGATCATTCGTAAAGAGATTAAGTAACTCTTTACGATTTTTTTGTGTTCCTCCTCTTACTGAGATGTAGCCTATCTTGGATTTTTCCAATTCTTCTTCAATCATCAAACTCTCTTCTATGTAGTTGTGAAAGACTACTACCTTTGAACTGGACTCATCTATAATATCCATCAGAGTTTCTAATTTTGGATTTCTTTTCAAACGATATGCTTTTCTTTTCCAACTTGGATCTACATTAGGTTCTTCAGTTCTTTCTCGATAATAGAAGAATCCACCAGAGATCTCCACCAACTTTACACTACGTGCAGGTCCTTCTGGATTGTCCATCTGAAGATTCTTATTGATGGTTAAGGTGTTCTTGTTTATGATTTGATCTTGAAGATTAAGAAATTCCAAACTTGGAGAAACTTCTTTGATTTCTGATTGAATCTCTGGAAGATCCAAGCATTCATCTCTACTAAATCGAATGGAGATTGGAGCTACCTTACTTAGAATTTTCTCTTTACTTCCTTGTTTAGGATACCACTCAAACTTCCCTTTTCTGAAATAACTCCTTCGAAAAGAAAAATAGTTTGATCCAAGAGAACTTCCTAAATCTACAACCTTGTAGACGTTGTGAAGCTCGAGTAAGTTTTTGTCCAGTATCGTTCCAGTTAAACCTAAGCAACATTTACTTCTTCTAGAAAGTTCGAAACAGATTCTAGATTGAAGAGACTTTGGAGCTCTGCATTTGTGTACTTCATCAAATACTATGGCATCAAAATTGTGTACGAATGATTTTGGATTTATTACCCAATGATATCCTGTAATCAAAACTGAATAGATTACCTTCAATCCTTCATAATTGATAACGTAAATGTTGTACTTTTCAGAGAGTTTGTTCAATCGTTCTTGTTTGGAGCCAGTTAGAAAAGTAAAGTTATAATCTGTTGTAGCTGGAATATCTCTCTCCCAAGCTCCAAAAGCAGATGTTGGGCATACAACCAATATCTTTTTACAACCCAACAAACTCAGTGTTAGAAGAGCAGCGATGGTTTTTCCTGTTCCAACATCAAATAGATAAAGAGCTCTTGGAACTTTTCTATTCAGTGTAAAAGCTATCGCTATCTTCTGATGTCTCCAGGGATCTATCTTGAAATTTACTTCTTCAAAGATGATCTGAAGTTCTTCATCTGAAAGACTCTTCCAATTGAAATTACTCATCATTGTCCTGTTCTACTTCTCGTATTGCCCAACAGTTTGTGCATAGTTGACCTACTGCCAGATTCGAACTAAACATACAACCAAAGTTTTGTGGGCCAGTTCGATTGGCTATTACATAAAGAGTTCCTCTATTAACTCGAGAAGCCTCATCGGGTCTTGAAATACCGAAAGCTATATCTACATTTCCAGCTTTTCGTATGTCCTCTGCAAAATCCTGGAGAGTCAATCGTGTCTTGTTTAACGCCCCTCTAACAGCCTGGCTTACTGTGATTACCAAGATATTTCTTTGATCAGCTATTCTTTTACTATCAATGTAAGCTTGATTGATTCTATCTCTTGTTGCAAAACTCTTGCTAAGAGGCATTTCCATAACTTCAACATAATCATTTATCAAGATATCCGGTAGGAAACCTTCATATGTTTCAAGAAAATCCAGATATCTATCTATTTCCTCCATAGTACAAGTTCCCATTGGATATTTTCGTATAATTAACTCCCCTCCAAACTTCTTCATCTTCTTCCGAATTGTTTTAACATCATTAGGTGAGAAGACCGTCTCAACTTGTTCACTCCAGGTTCTAGTTACAAAACCTCGTTCATTGATATCTTCAAAGGTTACTTCTTCTCGAGAGGCTCCACTGGTAAGACCACCAAGCATCATATCATATCTCATTTCTACTTCATCTTCAGTCATCTCGTGAGATATATGAAGTACTCTTAAACCCTTCATTAACGCTTCCTTTGCTATATGGTTACACATCCAACTCTTTCCACCTTTGAATGGTCCTAGAATGCAAACAAGTTGAGATCTTCTAAGACCTCTGATCCTTTCATCGATAATCGAAAAACCCGTTGGAACCATAATCTCTTGTATTTTGGTTGCAGACCCATAATATCCAGGAAGACTCCGAGCAAAGTATTTCAATCCAATAGTCTCCTCTGGAAGACCCATCCTGAGGGCTTTGAGCATCAGTCTCTCACCCTCTTTGAACTTTCCTTCCTCCACCAACTTGACAAACTCTATGGCAGAAGATTCAAACTCTCTGGCCTTGATAAACTCGCTAACTCTCCTAACAACATAAGCTCGATTGTGAATCTCGAGTTTTTCAACCCTCTTCAGATAATCTATGTAAAGATTTTTTTCATCTTCAGTTTTGCTTTTTAGAAAACGAACCAATTCATCCAGAAGATGAGTCTCTGGAGCTTGTCTGAATTGGTCATAATAGCGGTAGCAGAGATTAACTATATCTTCAGTTATCTGGGAAGAGAAGTAGGAAGGATTGATTCCCTTTCTGGCCATTTGGAGGAATTTTGAATCGGATATTAGTAGATAGACAAATGAATCTTGAGTCCTTTGTGAGATTACTGTCTCAGCCATCTTACATCTCCACGCCTATACTTTTCAGATATTGAGGAAGTAATATCTCCCAAACTTGTCTTGATGCCATAACTCCAGGAAACACTGTTCTTCCATCATCTATATAATTCTTAACAATGCAACGAGTTAGATATCTAACCCATTCAGTTTTTGGTAATTCTCTCTTCTCAAAGAAATTTATCATTCTAATTGTAGCCATAACAAATTTGGCCAATTCCTCCTCAGAAGGGATATATGCTGTGTTATTGATAATTCTCCCGAAAGACTTAACTATTCTCTGAGTCAATTCCGGATCCGGATCAGTGAGAATGGCTGTCTCCGGTCTGTTTTTCAAATATTCTGATCTATTGAAGTTATCAGGCAAAAACCTCCACCACTTCTTAAGCTCGAATTTACTTTTTCCTGATCCACAACCAGTTGCAAGAAAGGAATGAAGTGACCAAGCATACGTCCAATAGAAGCGATCATCCAACAAAACCATAGCATAGTTGGATATTGCTGAACAAATATCTTCCACAGAATATCTAGTTAATGCTTCTGCAATAACTGCTTTTATCTCGTAAGTGAGCAAACGATGTCCTTTCCAGCAACCCTGACCTCTGTATTGATTCCAATGATCAAAAACTTTTTGGATAACTTCTCTTTTGCCAGGAGATTCTGGTGTATCTTTAGCAAAAAGCTCATAGGAAGTTTTCATCTTTTCTTTCCTCTTTGTTAAGCAAAAGTAAGTTAGTTAAGTTAAATTACTTGGTTGTATAAGGGGGGAAGATATATATATATTTTATTATATATATATATACCCCCCATAAAACCAATTTAACTTGTATATTATATAAGGTTCTCATAGTAACTTACTATGAATTGGGTTCCAAACTGAATATCATAGAAAAGGTCCACAAGGTAATTATACTGTTGGTTGTTAAAAATAATTTGATTTTTTCAGAATTTTCTTGAATAGTTTTGTTGTGGTGATAAGTATAATTATTAGTGTAAGAAGAGTAGTGGTTTTTGTTTTGATAAGTAAAATCAAACAATTTGAATAATCTTTGAATAGGGGATCTTATGCGTCCTGAAGATAAGTTTTGGGTTTGGTTTATGGGTATTATTTGTGCAAGTATAGTGGCTATTATAGTTACGATCTTTTGTTGGCATGTATGGATAATCAAAACTTACACACAAGCTGGTTATGAAATGCGTGTATTGCCGGGTAGTTCATTTACTTACTGGCAACAAGTAGATCCAAATTCTTAGCAAGTAAGGACTTGAGAATATCCACGAAAGTGGCTCACGATATCAGTCAAAAGTTTGTAAGGAGAATGAAAAGATGGAGATAGAAGGTATTTCTAATATGAATTTGAATGTTCACTCTATCTATGTTTCGTTAGATGGTGAAGTTAATGGCTTCAACGGTCCTGGTGAGCTTACTACTTTCATTCGTCTTAGAGGTTGTAATCTTGCTTGTAAGTATTGTGACACTAAATATGCTAGAGATGGGAGTCTAAAGACACGGCTTTCAGTGGATGAGATAGTAGAACAGGTTAAGACTGAGAAAGTTACAATAACTGGTGGTGAACCTTTACTTCAGAATAATTGCTCTGATTTGATTACAATTCTTATTGCCAAAGAAAAGAGAGTTACTGTTGAAACGAATGGTACCCTTCCAATTCCAATCATATATACTTTGGATCGAATGAAAGTAGTAGAACGTCTAAGGTTTGTAATGGATTATAAACTTCCATCTAGTGGTATGGAAAGTAAGATGAATCTAGAGGCTTTTGCTAAATTGAATGAATGGGATATCATCAAGTTTGTAATGGCTGATGAGGAAGATTTTGAGAGGGCAAAACAAATAATTCAAAAACATTCTGATTGGAGGGCTAAGAAAGTATTTAGTCCTGTTTTTCCACTTGTTGGTGGAATTTGTACAAATAGCTGGCCTGTGATTCTGGCTAAGAAGCTAATTTCGGAACAACTTCCTGTTCAATATAGTTTGCAGTTGCATAAGGTTTTGGAGGTTTTGTGATGGGTTTTTTAGAAAAATGTTTACGTTGTGTTTTTGTTGGGTTCTGGATATAGTTTCTTTTCTGGCTTATACTTTCTGGCTTCCCCATACTTGTAAGTCTATTTGCTGAATAATCCTAAACTGAGGAAAGGAGATAAGTGGTTGATAAACGAATTTATCTTGCAGGATTATTAAATTCTAGTAGGGGTCAACGTGTTAATTGGCCATGGATTTATGATGAGTTGGATACTGAGCAGGTATTTACTTTGGAATCCTTCTGGTATGATAGTTATGTGAGAAGATCTTTTTCTGAGAAGGGGTTTAAGATCTTTCTTGATTCCGGAGCATATTCCTGGTATACTTTTCATATTGAACAGGGAAAGGCTATTGATGAGAAAGCTGAGCATGAGTATATGGATAGATATGCAACGTTTATCAACACTTATGCTGACCGAATTCATGCTTATGTAAATCTGGATGTAATTTTTGATCCGGAACGTTCTTGGGTAAATCTTAACTATCTGGAGAAACAGGGATTAACTCCTATTCCTGTTTATCATCTTGGTGAGGATATTTGGTGGTTTGAGAGGATGGTGGATGAGTATGATTACATAGGAATTGGAGGGGCAGTGAGTAGTGGTTATGGCTTTACACTTCAGAGGAAGAAGATAGATGAGTTGTTTACTATTATCTACAATCGGAATCGTGAGGGAATCAAAGTTCATGGTTTTGGCAAGACAGGTTGGAAGGATATTTCCAGGTATCCATGGTATAGTGTGGATTCTACTACTTGGGTAATGGTTGCAGCTAACGGTTCAATTCTTGCTCCAAGGTGGAATCCAAATGAGCAGAGGTTTGATGGTAGGAGTTCTCCAGTTGTAATTACGTTGTCTGGACTGTCAAAGGTTAAGGATTCTAACGTACTTGGGCATTTCCAGTTCAAGTTGTCTGATGATGAGATTAAGAAGGTTTTTGAATACTTTGAGTTTGCAGGTTTGGTTCTTGAAGATATGGAGAAGAACTATTGGGAAAGGTGGAGGGCTAATGTAATTTATTTTAAGTTGGTTTCAGAAGAGCTCAGAAGAGAACAAACAAAAAAATATCTTAAGTCAGATAAACCACTTTTCTAAGGAGATAACATGTTATTGAATAGGGAACACCTTGTAGAAACTTTAAGAATTGCTTCTGCTGGGCTTGGAACGGGCTCTTTAATTCCAATGTTCCAGCACTTCATGTTTCGGGAATCCAGGGTTCTTTCTACGGATGGTAAAGTATTTGTTGAAGTTGGAATGGATATTGGGGTTAACTGTTCTGTTCGGGAAGAAGTTTTTACTTTGTTAAGTAGTCTTTCTGAAGATGAGATCCAGCTGGAGGTTAGAGGGGAAAGGCTCTTTATTGAGACAGATAAGGTTGTTGGCGAGTTTGAAATTCTTCCAGAGAAGGAGTCTGTTGAGTTTCCGGCAGTTCCACCAAATGCTCATTGGTATTTGGTTAAGCCTTCTTTGATACGGGGATTAGAATTTTGTAGAAAGGTTGTAGCAGAAGATGTTACTATGCCCGATATATGTGGAGTTAGATTTGAGGGAGGCTTCACTTATTCAACAGATCGCTATAGGGCTATGCGTGTTACTCAAGAGTTTGAAGATATTCCTCTACAGCAGGTACCTATTGTAATACCTTCTAGGATGGTAGATATCTTATTGAAAAACAAGGAGTCTTTGAAGGAATATACTTTAACTGAGACACATATCTTTTTCAGAACTGAAGAGTTGGTTATCTTTGGTTCAACTTTGCAGAAATGGCAGGATAGATCTCTTCAAGGTTTCTTTCCGAAGAATGTCTCTGAGATGCTTCATGTGGATCTATCTAGATTAGAGTTGGTGAAGGCTCTTGATCGTCATATCAAGTTTCAAGGTGTTGTAGAGGAGATGGATAAGAGAGTTTCTGTATTATTGCAACCTGGGATTTGTATACTTACAACTGTTGCTCAGGGTGTTGGGAAATTGGTTGAGAAATTAACATTTGAAGGCACTCTTCCAGAAGGGGTTGAGAAAGTTGGTTTTGCGGTTAATCCCATCTCACTTAAAGATATACTGGGAATTTGTAATGATTTCTATTTCTGCGAGAAAACGAATATGATTTATTTTATTGGAGAGGGAGTTGAGTTTGTAGTTGGAGCTGCAAAAACTAATTTATGAAAGCATTGTTTCCAAGTAAGTGGGAGGAGTTTCTCTTAGAGAACCCGGAGTACAAAGGGTCAAGGAAGAGAAAAAAGTCTTCTGGAGTAAAGAGATCTCAGATTGTTTATGACTGTTCTACCTGTGAACTGGAGAAGACTTGTAAGAACCCCAGGATTCAAATGTTTGGATCTGGTAAGAAAGGGATTTTAGTTGTTGGTCTTTGTCCTGGAATAGAGGAGGATAGTTGTGGTATTCCATTTGTTGGTCGATCTGGAAAGTTATTGGCTTCAACCTTGAAGGAATTTGAAATAGATCTCGATAAAGATTGCAGGCGGACTAATCTTGTAAGATGTCTTTCCAGAACAGCTCCATCAGATACTCAGATCCGTTGTTGTGAGCAATATCTTGAAAAGGATATTCTTGAGGCCAAGCCAAAGGTGATTGTGTGTCTTGGTGTGGAGGCAGTGCGGGGTGTCCTCAAGGATTGGAGTATGCGGAAGATGAGTATGGATCAGGTTAATGGAAGAGTTTTTCCTTCTAGAATACATCGGAGTTGGGTGGTTTGCTGCTACCATCCATCATTCATATTGAGATCGGAAGGAAAGAGAATTAGTGATTGGGGTAGGTTGGGAAAGTATTCTCCCAGTCAGAAGTCTCTGTTTAAGAATACTTTGCGATTGATACTAGAAGCATTGATTAAACCTTTTCCAAACTATCTAGATGAGATGGGAGATCATCGTATTCTGAGGAGTGTTGAGGAAGTGCGTTCAGTTTTGGTGGAGTTGGGGTCCCTAACGGATCCTGTTAGTTTTGATTTTGAAACTTCCTCTCTTTCTCCTTTTGCAGAAGGAGCTGAGATTCTGAGTGTTTCTTTGTCAAAGGAGATAGGCTCAGCTGATTTTATTCCATTCAATCTTCTTGATGAGAATGGTAATTCCTTCTTTACTGAAAGGGAAAGGGTTGAGTTGTTTGAGTTGTTTACCAAGTTTGTCCAGAGTCCTGTTCCGAAGGTTGTTCAGAATAACAATATGGAAGATGTTTGGTGTAGGGTTTTCTTCAATTGTGCTATCAACAACTTGATTTCTGATACTATGGTGACTGAGCATGTTCTTAGTTGTAGGGGAGGAACCACCGGATTGGGTTTTCAATCTTTCTTTATTGATGGATCTACTTACAAGAAAGAAGTAAATGCAGCTAAGCTTCGAGATGAATCCATAGAGAAAACTTGTAGATATAATTGCCTTGATGCTAGATATACCTTGAAAGCTCATCTTACTCAGGAAAATCGTTTTATCGGAAGAACCAGGGAATTCAATGCGTTGATTACCAGATGTTTACAGACTCTATCTGAGATGAAGTATAGAGGGGTTAGGATTGATATAAAGCTCTTGGATAGTTTTCACAAAGACTACTCGTTGAAGTTGGATAGATGTCTTGAAAATCTTAAAGCTAATTCTGGAGTAGTGAGCTTTGGGAAGGGTAAGAAGGAGTTTAATATCAATTCAGATCTTCATATTGGTAAAGTTTTGTTTGACTTTTTCCAAGAGGAGAATTGTGGTAAAACGAAGACTGGGCATAGAACGGTGAGTTCTGAGGTATTGAATACTATTCTTATCAGAACAAAAAATCCAGAAGTTATTTCTTTCTTGACTTCGTTGTTAGAATATAGAAAAGCTTTTAGCTTCTTGAAGAAGGTTCGAGAATATCGAAGGTTAACTGATTCGGATGGTTATCTTCATCCTTCTTTCAACATGTCGGTTGCAAGGACATATCGTTCTTCGGCTTCTGATCCAAATATCCAAAATCCCTTTCGAAGGAATCCGGAGTTGTATAAGTTCAGAGCTTGCATTATCCCAAGACCCGGAAGGATCTTTTTGGAACCGGACTACACTGGATTGGAGGTAGTAGTTATTGGGATGGTTTCTGGTGATAAGGTTTTGGGTCAGCAGATTAAGGATGGTGTGGATCCTCATAGAAGGTGGGCTTTGAAGATTTTTCGTCTGAGTGAAGTAGATAGTACACAGAGATATCTTGGGAAGAATAGATTTGTTTTTCCAAGCTTCTATGGTTCTGTTAGTTCATCAATAGCCAGATCTTTCCCTGAAATTCCAAGTGAGCATATAGATCGAGTTTGGAAAGAATTCTGGAGTGAGTATCAAGGGGTTCGGGAATGGCAAGGCAAAACCATGGATTTCTACGATGCTCACGGATATATAGAAGGGGTTACTGGGTTTATTCGTCCTGGTCCACTAGATACGGAAAAAATCTACAATACTCCGATTCAAGGTCCAGCATTTCATCTTGCTTTGGATGCTCTGGATAGATGTAATAAAGAGATGAATCAGAGGTTAGAATCTTTTCCGGTAGTTGAAGTTCACGACTCTTTGCTGTTTGATGTAAAGCCTTCTGAGGCAGAAGACGTTATTGAGATAACGAATCGTCATATGTTGTCAAAGAGATTTGATTGGCAAAGGGATCTTCCACTTAGAAATTCGTGGGGAATAGGTGAGAATTGGTATAATATGTCAAAATTATTCTGACTAATTTCTTTTGTTTTTGCGTATAATTACTATGGGAAAGGAATTAGTTTGAATGTTTGGTTGTAGTTTTGTTTTCAAGATGTTAGGATATAGATAATGTTGTATCAGAAAGTTAGACCGACTACTCTGGCAGAAATAGCAGGAAATGTTTCGTTGAAAGAAGGTCTTCTTCAGGTGTTTGAGAAGAAGGAGAAGCCTCATTCGTTTTTGTTCTATGGTCCATCCGGATGTGGGAAAACCACTATTGCTAGAATCCTTGCAACGAATTTGGGATGTGTAGATGCTTCTATCTTCGAATATAATGCTGCGAATACTCGTGGGATAGAGACGATTCGAAAGTTGATTGAAGAGGTTTATCTAATGCCTTTGTTTGGTACACAGAAGGCGTATATCCTGGATGAATCTCATCAATTAACCGATACTGCCCAACAAGCTCTACTTAAGGTGTTAGAGGATTGTCCGAGTTATTGTTATTTCTTTCTATGCACTACTGATCCAGCCAGGTTGATAGATACGATAAGGAATCGGTGTACTAAATATCAGGTAGGATATCTTGGGCAATTTGAGATGCAGCGACTTCTTGAGGAAGTTGTTAAACGCGAAAAGATAGATATTTCAGAAGACGTTTTACTTGCGGTGGTTGTCACGTCGGAAGGTTGTCCAAGAGCAGCACTTGTTGCCCTTGAGATGGTAGCTGGGATTACAGATATAGACAAGGCTATTTCACTCTTAACTAGTGGTTCTACTGAAGATCCCACCATCATTGATTTGTGCAATTATCTTCTCAAACAGCCCCAACTTCGAGAAGCGAGTTGGAAGGCTGCTCTGGAAGTGTTTTCTAGAGTAGATAATGATTCTGAAGCAGTTCGGAGAAGCATCTTGAAAGTTTTGTATAACAGGCTTATTGGATGTTCTAATCGTGAAGATGCAAAAGATTATTCTAGATTGATGCAAATCTTCTCCAGATCTACTTTTTATGGAGGTAAATATCAACTTGCTGCTCTCGTTGCAGAAGCTTGTCTTGTGAGAAATAACAATGCTTGATTCATTTTATTTTGTTTTTGGTGTGCTTTTAGGGATATTTGTTGGTATCCCAATTCTGTACTACATTGTATACTATATAGCCAAAGCTATTACTCTGGCTATTTTTGATGTTAAACAATTTGCTAAGAAACATACTGGAAAGGAGTTTGAAGATGGACAAGGCTAAAGAAGCAATTCTCAATGAGGAGTATCGTAAAAGTATCACTAGAGGGATGTCTAGATACAGTTTTATAGACCTCGCGAAGTGTGAGCGACTTGGGATAAAGCAATTCAAATCCCAGGTTGGGGATAACTTTATTCGAATTGTTACTCCGGATATTTCTAAGTTTTGGGCGAAGGAGATATTCTACCACGGTAAGATTGGTGTGAATCAACGCACCTTTATCTGCTCAAATAAGATGTATGGAAAACCTTGTGCAGTTTGTGAGCATCTCGAAGCGTTGCGATTAAAGAATCCGGACGATGAAAGAATAGCTGAATTAAATTGGTCTACGCGTTGGTTGTTCTTTGTGTATGATGTTCGGGATTTAACCTCTGCTAGTGCTAAAGGTCTTCATTACTATGATGCTCCTTCAACTGTAAAGGATGGTATTACAGGAGGTCAGAAAGTTAAAAGAACTGGCCAACTAATAGAGGTTGAGAGTCCAACTGAGGGGCGAGATATTGAGTTCACTAAAACTGGTTCTGGCCTTGGGACGAAGTATATCAATTTCGTTTTGGTGGATAGGAATCCAATTCCTCAAGAATGGACTATGGGGATACCTGATTTTTTGGATATTGTCATCAGTCCGGATTATGATGTTGTTAAGGGTGAGGTTGTTGGTATTGCTGCTTCCACCAATTCGGAAGAGTTTTCTTCAGAGGTAGAGTTGGGGGATTCTCCAAAAGATGTGATATCTCAAGGAAGTTCAGTCCAAACTGAGAAAGCCAAATCCGCTCAAAGTTCTTCTATAGTTGATTCTGTGAAGGCTCGGGTTCAGGCTTTGAAAGATATTAAAGAAGGTAGGTAGGAAAGCTATGGGAATTAACTCTAGTGACTCTTTTGATCTTCTAGAAGCAGGAATTCTAACTGGTGTAATCAGAGGCTTCCGGAAGAGAATAGTGATTGATCCAGAGAATTTAGTGGAGATGTGTAGGGATCAAGCTCTTCTATATGATGATATAGGGGAAGTGGCTACTGATTGGAAAGAGAAGACTCGTTCTCAGGAAAAGGCCATAGAATTTA